CACGGGTTCATCGCGGGTGAGGAGGTCCCTGGACTCCTCACCCTTGCTCTCTTCATCATTGCCGCACTTGCTTTGACCACACTTCTGTGTTGGTCTATTGTTACTATTGTTGTTGGGGTAATCCGCGTCGTGAAAGCTGGTTGGTACTGGCTTTTTCGTGGGAGGCGGGACGTGTACATTGATACCATGCTTCGTGGAGAAGATGGTGTCGCTGGCACTGGTAAGAAGCCTGGTAGGCTGAGGCGAGGCCCGAACTTTTTGGGGCGGGATCAACTTGTGCGTGAGTTGGTTTTGATTCTCAAGGAGAGGCACGGCGCTCCATCACCTACTAGCGCCAATCTCAAGATGCTGCGCTGCGAGGTTCGCGAGTTGCTCGAGAGTCGTGGTGTGCATGAGGGACAGCGGTTGGGAATTGTGACCCGCGCTGTTGCCTTGGCCACTATCCCCTCGGACGACGAGATAGAAATGCAACGCATGCTAACCAGCTCGAGTGCTTACGAGCGTGGTTATTGGCGCTCCTCTTTTTAGGGGGGCTTGGTAAGGGTACCTTCGCGATCTTACACGTCGAGTGTGTCGCATCCTGACTTGAAGGTTACCCGGCGCCAGGCGCAAGTCAGGCCCCGAGAGTCCACTCATTTTTGCGGGTTATCGCCCCCGCGGACTCTTGGGACGTTTTGTGGCGACATCAACACCATGGCAAGTGCACTCCTGGAGAGGATGTACTTCTGCAGAGTGGATGGGGAGTTAAAACCCCCCCTTCCTGTTGATGATTTGGTCGTCTCTCAGCGTTGTGGTTGGTTCAGTGATGGTTTGCTCGAGATTACACCTTCTTTCACCCCGGTTTCCCTGTGGGACTTCTCCCAGATGTATAAGGGTTCGAAGAAGTTGTTGTATGAGCGAGCAGTGCTGTCATTGTATTCCAATCCAGTGCGGAGACGTGATGCAGAGTCAAATTCGTTCGTGAAGCGCGAGAAAGCCAAGTTCAAGAAGGCTCCTCGTTGCATCCAACCACGCGATCCTCGTTACAATGCGTCAATCGGTCGATTTTTGAAGCCCTTGGAACACCATTTGTATAAGTCAGTTGCCAAGCTTGTTGGGGAAGGAGCAGTTATCACTAAGGGGTTGAATCTCGTTGGTGTTGCTGGTTGCCTTCTTCAAAAGTGGGAAAATTTCAAGCACCCTGTTGCTCTGGGTCTTGACGCAACGGCTTTTGATGCCCATGTCTCCCCATCTTGGCTTAGATGGGAGCATAGCATATACAATCGGATTTTCAGGGATCCTAAGCTTGCTGAGCTCTTGACCTGGCAGATTCACAATCGCGGGAAGAGTTTTTGCCCTGACGGCAAGCTCAAGTATTCGGTCGAGGGACGTAGGTTTTCTGGTGATATGAACACCGGGCTTGGCAATTGTCTCATCATGTGTGCCATGGTTTATTCGTACGCTTCGGCAAGAGACGTTCGCATTAACCTAGCAAACAATGGTGATGATTGTGTTGTGTTCATGGAGCAGGAAGATCTCGAGAGGTTCACAGTGGGGATCAATGAGTGGTTTGAGGAAATGGGTTTCCGTCTCACGTCGGAACCTCCCGCTTTCAATTTTGAGGCTATCGAATTTTGTCAGATGCATCCGGTCCTTGTGGGTGATGAATGGCGTATGGTCCGGACTCCTAAAGTCGCTTTTGAGAAGGACACTATGTGCACCTTAACCGTTAGTGACGAAGAGTATTTGGAATGGCTTGCTGGGGTTTCTGATTGTGGCTTGGCCACATGCTCAGGGGTCCCTGTCATGCAAGAGTTCTATCTTAATCTTCGGCTAGCGGCTGGTGACCGTAGTGCGCCAGATCGACTGGTGGAGTATACTGGGATGAAGCATTTGTCACGTGGATTGACGTCTAGGGTTTCAGCAGTGAGTGAAGCAAGTAGGTTTTCCTTCTGGCTTGCTTTTGGCGTGGATCCGGACACCCAACGTGCGATCGAACAGGATCTTCGGATCCGCAGGGAGGTTCGCACGCTTGAGGGGTTCGTTCCTACTCACTGGCCTTTAGATGCATCCACACCGTCAAATTATTTTAAACAATTTAAAACATGAAAAACAAGAATCAGCGAGTCACACCTGGGCGCAAGAAGGCCCCTGTTGCAACGCACCGATACGGTCCGTGTCGTGATGCCATCATGGTTGGCGGAACTGGGGGCACCCCTGGTACCACTGCTCTCATGCTGGTTTCCAATTCATCTGGATCAGTCTCTGGGTCTAGTCCTCTCAGCCCTCTTGGGTTGACTGGAGTACGGATTATTTCCGGTGCTCTCACCATTGGTGGCACTGGGAATGTTTGTGCTCCGCTTTTGCGAGGGTTATACAACAAAGCGGTTGACTTTCAGTTGTATCGGATTTTGCGCGCTAAGCTTGTGTTCGTGGGAGCAATTGGGTCGACTATTTCCGGGTCACTAACCCTCTGTGCGTACACCGACCCCTTAGACACCAACGTCGGCACAACTCCTTCTACTATTTCTGGTCCATCAACCAGGGTGTTTGATTTGGCTAGTTCCTCGTCTCGCGAGATTAGCATTCCCATACCGTACGATCCCTCGTGGAAGAAGGTTGGGCACATTTTAAGCACTGCTGGGGCATCGGCTCCGTTCTTCGGGACATCCGATACCTTGGTGTCAGTTAATAGTGTTCAGGATTTATGTTTCGCTGGTGTGTCGTACTATGTTACAGGAGCTCCGGGTACTACTACCCTGGGGTCTTTGTATGTAGATTACGATGTCGAGTTCAAGGGGGTGATTGATTCGTCTGTTAATATTTGAATGTTTGTTTGTTCTCTGTATTTCGTTTTGTAAAATGCCTTCACAGTCGCCCACGTGATTGCTCAACATTGGCCCGGGAGCGGGGTCATAGGCGCCAAAAACACTAAACACTCCACGTTCTTCCCGATTGGAACATGGTTTTGATGGCTGCTTCCACAGAAGTAGTACGCTAGGGGATATACCATCGCAGGATGGGGGGCCCTCGTGAGCGCAGTCAGG